TATCCTACTCAATGAGTAGGTGCTAATATCTAATGAATTAGGAAAAGTATAAGTGTTAGATATATACGGTGCTTTAGCTGGTAACATATCACTCCAGAAGAATGATTCTGTATCAGTCTTGCCGGTAGTAAGCTGAACCATAACATCGTCCAACATCTCTGCCGGTGTCTGCATAGCAGTAAAGGAAGTATTGTTGACCGTATCTACTAATAGATTTTTAAAAGTTATATATTGTCTACTGTTATAGATCAATGCATCAAATAGATTATGCTCTTGCTTTCTTAAAAATGTTCCGGGTAATACTAAGCTTGCACTATTCTGTATGATAACATTTCCCCATGGAACTAAATTACCCAAGTCACGATAATTATTTGCACCAAAAATTTGACCAACAGTGTTGGGATTATTGTAAAAAATACTTTGATATTGACCACGTATCTCACCTACATTAGCTGTTGTCAAATTCGCATTTAATGGATTATTGCTCAAATTGATAGGTATCTGATAGTATGCGGTGGGGCTTACTTGATCGCTGTATATCAAAATTTGAATAACTAATTCGGTAGCTCTAGTGACAGCTAATTCTGGAATAGTCACTGTAGTTGAAGTATCAGTGGTAACTATAGAATAAGCAGAAGGTAATAGACATTGATTATCAATATATACTTGAACTGTAGGCCAATTAGTTGAACTAGAACTATTCGGTGCTATATCACATGTAAAAGAAGTGATGGCATCTAAGTATAACCAAGGAAATTCAAAAATCTGATATTGTATACTAGGTGATACCGCAGTCTCCCATCCTGTCTGTCTTACTCTACCTAATCTGTCGAATGTCAATGGTTCTGCTACGCCAAAAGTCACTTCTGGTAATGTATAATTATAGACATATCCAGTGTTTACGTTTTCAGTTTTAGGATTAGTACCATCAACATAATTGAATGTCTGTGAATTTAATGTTACATCAAAACTGATATCACCCAAATTAGCGACTGAACTATATCTTAATGGAAATCCTAGTACTGAATCATCAGAACCTGTACCTATCCCATATTGAAATAATGTAGAACCCGTGAATGAAGAACCACTATATACTGCCTTATCACCAAAACTAGCTCCATTCTTGTCGAAAATATCAAACTTAGGTGCTTGATTTGTAGTTAACTTTTGTTGTGCTTCTATCCAATTCACACCATCATAATAAAAATCTTTACCTAAATAGTTGTATCCCCTATAGACTACAGTCTGTTCTTGTGGTAATACTAAACCATCGGACGCTTCTGACAATGTGATGATTGGAGTGCTACCTTCAGATATAGTAGAAAACTGTGCTACATATATTTTGTTTCTGACATTAACATTTTCATCCATAGCAAAAACTACTCTTGCTCCATCAAAGATAGAATAGTTATCTAGAGGAGTATCAGCACTAACTACTGATGTATTGGTGGTTGCAGGAACTATTGACTGCCCGTACCAATAAACAGTTATGATGGTATTAGTTGAATCTGTAGTTATGCTGCTGATTTGTGTTGGTTGAGGTAGAATACCATCACTATCTGTGATATATTGATTATTTTCAAACAAACCAACTACGTCACTAGTAGGTATTGTGATAGTAGTACTATATGGATATACTGCTGCTGCGATACTACCTGAACCATCGAGTAGGGTCACAGTCGCACCTTGTCGGGTAGTTGCAATAGTGATTCCGTTATTGAGTGGATTTATTGATGTTATGTAATATGTGGCTCCTGAAACTAAATTTCCAAAAGAATCTCCACTCGCAGTACCTGTACCAGCGCCTGCGCCGGTGGCCACGAATGCCACGCCTACGTCATTGATGGGTGCACCAATCAATGTGAAATCTGTGTTACCTAAACTTACGATAGTGTATGTCTGTCCAATAACAAGAGAACCGGCAGTGTAAACACCAAAAGTAACAGTATCATTGATATTCACTCCGGTAACATTATTTAAAAGTACTTGATTTACCTGTGCCGATGTTGAAGTTGCAAGTTTTGATATGCTGCCAGTCACCGGTGCAATAGTTGCAGTACTACTAGTATATCCAGCAGTATCCGGATAGTATGAATATGTACCTTCTACTTCTAAGAAAGCATTAGTTGTTTTAGTGTCTATAAAATCTATAGGACTTTTACCTATAGTCCCAGAATTGAATAGTTCTAAGTTAGGATAAAATTCAATTATCGGTCTTTTAGCTTTATTATCGTAAGTGGTATACTCAGCTATTAATTCAGGTGAATCATTATATGCAGCAGTAGCATTTATAACATCTATATGGAACCAACGATTACTTCTTGACCAAGCATTTTTATTGACTGAATTTCTAGCGATAGTGATGTAATCTGTATCTATTGGAACATATAAATTAGAATCGTAATTACCAATATCATATGGAGTAGTATCATACGGAGTGTAATCAGCGGATGAGAATAGTCCGGGTGATACTAATGTTTCGATCGGAAGTAATTCTATTCCAGTACCCACACCTTCTACATAATATTCTATATTATTATAACTTTCAGGGTAGATATTTCCTTGAAATAAAACTTTCAATCCGTTAGTGAACACTACACCATTAGGGCTGGTATAAGTTTTCTTACCTAAGATTTGAGTATCTATATTGATTTCACTCGTATAGTTAGAATCTATCAATCTGATGACTCCAACTTTATCAAGATTAGTACCATCCTGATAGTATAATGTATCTAATATAGCACTGTTGTACGGAATCAATTCCGTCACACCTGCAATATTTCTGAAGAAATTCCTACCTATCCACTCTGTACCAAAATTAACTCGTATGTTCTGTTCAGTTGGTATCAATGGTCCAGTCGTTAACTGGATAGTTGGGTCTGCCCCTTCACCAATCAATGATATCGTATAATATGTCGCGGTGTTACCTGAACCATAGAACATCATCGTCAATCCATCAAGTGATGTTACACCGTCTATTCCACCTATAGATAATACAGAAGCACCATTGACTTGAGCATAAGTCAAAGTTGATACTACATCAACTGTGTTATTACCTGGAAGTATGTATTGGTCTAACGCATTTTTATAAGGGACAGTGAATGTTACTACTCCTTGTTCGGCACCATTATTAACGACACCGTAGACATTTCGCGTCTGCACATTGGGTTGTGTGTGACTATAACCAGTAACTCCCGGTTCACCTTGTATCCAGAATTGACTAGTTTGATCTACTGTGAAAGTGTAAGTGCCACCACGTAATAATGTCAATGCTGGGTTTAACGCACTAGACGATGATACATCTGAGGTAATAACATATGCATCGGTGTCACTAGTTACATTATAGTTGACAAAATTATACACTAAATTATTAGATACGATGACTCGTTCAGGTCCAACGGGTAACCAATAGTATTGATTGAAATTTATTATCTTATCTAGGTCAATGAATGGGTCCCATGAATAAAACTGACTGTTAAACAATCTGCTATTATTTTCAGTCAATCCACCTTTGAGTTTTAATGCATCCATGAATGCTGGGTAGCTGATGAAATCATTGGCAGTAGTGGTGTCTGGTTTCAAGAAAACGACACCGGGATCTAATTGATAGTCTGTTCTCGTCTTAGTAGGTTCAGCGACATAATTGTCATTGGGATTTACCCCATAACCAAATCTACTACCTACATAACCTTGTATTTTTTCAGTGCTAGGTTGTGCTACTAGTTGATCAAGTGTAGCTGAAAGAAATTGTGCATTGGTAGGTGTCTTAAATATTTCTGGAAGAAAATCTAGAGTTCTGATTCTTGTCGCCATCGTTAAGTCTCTTGGTTATAATTATACTTATGCTATCTGTAATTCAGCGGGTGTCAATGCTGCAATGACTACTACATCGTTTGCTGTCGCTGCATTCACAAATATCTCGTATGGTAAACATTTAATCTCATACAGGTCACCAAATTTCATTGTAGGATCATTTGGAACTAATACACATGAACTAACTAAGTCTCCGATGTTTGCATGAATATATGCGCTTAACTCACTGAAATAGAATGTGTCTCCAAAATTCCAATTGTTGATATTAAAATAATCATTCATCTGTGTTAATACTGCGCTACGGATCTCGCTCACGCTTGCACCGGTGTTAGAGTTTTTAATAACTTTGATTGTTCCTCGTAGTGCTGCTGAAGCCTTAGCACCAAATAATGGTTTGAAGATAACGCTATTCAATATAGCACTATCAGATAACATCTTGTAATCTTGAATCAAAGGATATGCTGCACTCAAGTCGGCGATTGTAGGTCGGGGCGGTTCAGGGATAGTATTTGTACTATCTTGTATATAATTTTGATATTGAGTATAGTACGCTTGTGTCACAAGATACAAGTCAATAATATTAGTTGTAGCCGGATCTATACGGGTAGTATTATTGCTATTGTGTCTATATTGATATTGTAATCCTTGACGACCGGGCTTCATACTATATATTGATTGCGCTACCAATGTATAAGCTGGAGTGGTAACTGTAGGATCTTGCATACTCATATAGAAAATTCCAGTCACAAATGTAAGCGGGTTAGTCTCATTATATGCATAGAATAATTGTCCAACTGGATAATCGTATTTCACTACTTCAATATCATTTTTAGTAGCGTATTGATATACGACATCACTAGTAGGTAATAATTGCAAGCGAGTCAAGTTTACTGCATCTTGTATTGTCACGAAGAATGTGTAAATTCCTATATTTGTTGCATCAAAAACATAACCAGTTACTTCGGTAAAGAAGTCAGGATTATCGATCACCGTCCTATTATTAGTATCTATGCTAGCGACTTCAACTTCAAAATCATCAATATATCCATCACTCTGTACTGTCTGCCCAACAATGCTAGCTGTTACAGGCATCATTAATGGATATTTACTATTTGGCTGAGTATTGGTCTCTAAGACTTTTACAAAATCTTGTAGTATCACCCCTGAGAAAGGATCATAAACTAATTTACCTTGCTCATATGTAAACCTCGTGTCTGAGACACTACCAAAATAATATGCTAATGAACGATAAGTTACGGTATAGCGATTATCACCTGTTTGACTAGTGAAGTTAACAAAATAATTAGCAGTATCATAAACACCGATACTCCAGCGATCTTGTGCTATAGTCAATGAGTTATTGAATACTAATGAGAAATTCTGTTGTAATTCTATTCTCACTAATGCTTCTTGTATGACTGTGTTTGGTAATGTGTTATCAAACGCAGGTATGACTGTAGTCAATATAGCACCATAAGGAACAAACTCATTCAATGTTATTGGACCAGTGCCATTAGCAAATTGTCCTAGACCATTGTTATATCCGTCACCTAAAACATTCAATACAGTTGTCCAGATATAAGTTATATCTGATGGACTTGCGATACCATTCACTAGACGATAGTTGCTATCAAAATAATAACCGTCTGGCGCGACAAATTTCAATAATGCACCTTTAGTTATATATTTGGTATTGTAAGTAGAGAATGTACCGACTGGTACAGGAGTATCATTACCACTGACGATATTATAAAAATAACCGGTCAAGCTATTAGCATCTACTGTGCTAGTCTGCCAATATGTCACACTATCTCCTGGGTCAGCTACTAGTGCAGTATCTGATGAAGGACCAATAGCGTATCTAGGATAATTCTGTATATAATATTGTACTGACCTAGTGTCGCCTAAGATAGCGACTAATGTGTCTGATAAGAAAGTGATGATATCGCCTGTATTGTTGATGACCAATAAATTATTTCCGATAGTATCATTTAACCATAACCCACCGTCGTTAGCAAAACTATTCGTGCTAGAATATTTGCCCGTAGGATCTAGCAAATCTAGATTTTTACTTATACCAATACTACTACGGTTAATTGCTTTTGATTTTATGATTGAACTATATAAGGTATATGGAAAATTATTATAATCTTCACCATTCACCATACGATTCTGTGTATAATAACGTGTAGGTGCCCTCTGCTTGATATCCGATAATGTCTCGCGTGCCTGTGCAGTTGAGACAGGAACTTGTAATGCTAACCCGACTGTTAATGTTTCAACCCTGCCTAATCTGCTAATGTAATTGATAGAGACACTAAGACCTTGCATCTCTGTAGGATCGATAGTATAAGTCAGTGCATTTCCTGCACGAACATACGCGAGATAACTACCTACCGGAATGTTACTGAAAACACCATCACCAAATATATAACTTGCTTGATCATTATATCCGCTATTCACTGAGAATATATTTTTCTGTGCAGTTTCTGTCTGTAGATATGCACTAGCATATACATTTTCTACTTTAGTCCACAAACCATATGATGCATTAGCCGGACTCAATTGAAATAACCAGGTATCACTATTATTGACACCTTGTATACCACCGATATCAACGACTTGGTTAGATATTTCATTTGCTAGGGTAAAGGGAAAATTCTGCAATGTACCTTGTTTGAAATAAAAGAAAAATCCTGTGTTTGGACTACCATATCCCAATTTATCATTACGATATAACATATTGAAAGTGTTGGTTGGAATAGGAGGAATCTCGTATATATAATCAGTACCAACAGAAGTAACACTACATAATTCAAAATTCATAGTGATAGTGTTGACTTGAGTAGAGAACCCAACGACTGGACTTGTTCCTACGGGAAGTTGCATCGTGTACTCGTCAGTTTTCACCCCTACTAATTGTGCGGTGTTTCCAGGGCGTCCTACTTGTTGTGTGTTTATCAATGTAGCATTGACGATAGTATTGAATTGATTCAACCAGTTTGGATTTGCAGGATCATTCCATAATATAGGTGTGTTTCCTAATGGGATCCCATTCAAATCTGTTAGATTTTGAGTAGTCTGTATGCTGGTTACTTTTAGATAACCTTGACCAGCGATATTCCTTTTAGGAGTATAGCTTACTAGATTAGCTAATTTTACTACTGAATCTCTGCGTTCAGCAGTATCTATGAAGTTTTCACGGGTATTCAAGTCATTACGGAAAGCTAGACCCTGACCCATGAACGCCATGACATCGAGCAACGCGATAAATTCTGAACTTTCAATGAAGTCATTGAAGGTCTCGGGATAGTATAGACGTAAATAATCTATGAAATTCTTGCGTAGGGTGTCGTAATCATAACTGTTAAAATCAGCTTGATTGAATGTCTGATAAATGGCCTGCCAGTCATTTACTCCAAAAATCGCTGATTGTCTTGAACTTGTAGCCATAATGTTTCTCTTTTATGTATTTATCATAACAGAAACCACGGGTTTTTAAGGTTATTGCAGTACTGCAACGTTGGTAGCGCTATTAAAGAACACGCTTAATAATGTAGCTTGATTGAAGGGTGATACTGCTAATTCAACTTCTAGTAAAATCCCGTTCTCTTGTGGATAGGCTTTTACTGAATTCAATATTATCCGAGGGTCTTGTGAAGCTACCCTACGAATCTCGTTTTCTAATTGAAATTGTACATCAGCCGTGTTTGGTTCAAATACGAAACTCCACAATGATGTACCGTACCCAGGTTGTCCAACTTTCTCACCCTGACGGATGTTCAATGCATTGACGAAATCTTGTATCACTAGTGGTGAATCTACTGATGCAAATTTCTTTCCAAATACTATTGGTTGCAGGACAGAACCATTGCCACCGTCTACTCCGGTATTCCGTGAAATGGTCCTAGGTTTGTTTGCGTTTATAGTGCTGAATCCGACGTATGATGGCATATTTT